GAGCGTATGATGATGTTAGGGCATATGTTTTTATTCGATAGCCCTAACGTACTTATTATGAGCTCTAATAGATCGATGGCCTTAGATACCTTTAGGCAAGTGGCCTACGCTATCGAGGGCTCAGCTGATCTAAGCCGGCAGGTTAAACAGATCCGGTATGCCAATGGCACCGAGTCCATAGAGCTAAAAAACGGGCACCGGCTCGATGTAGTCGCGGCTACGAGAGACGGCAGTCGCGGCAGGTCAGCCTCATTTTTATATATTGATGAGCTCCGCGAAATATCCGAGGAGGGCTATCGCGCGGCTACGCCTACCACTCGTGCAAAAATGAATAGTCAGGCCCTATATACGAGTAACGCCGGAGATGCATTTAGTACCGTACTTAATGATCTACGTGAAAGAGCTTTATCTAATCCTCCTGAGACTTTCGGGTTTTACGAGTACTCGGCTCCGGCTTTTGCCAAGATTACCGACCGTAGCGCGTGGGCTTATGCAAACCCGGCCCTTGGCTACCTATTCGATGAGGATGTATTAGCCGAGGCAGTTAGTACCCAGCCAATCGAAACCACAAAAACCGAAATGCTCTGCCAATGGATTTCCAGTACGGCCTCACCTTGGCCCCATTTATCCGTCGAGGAGTCAGGCGATAAGGATCTTAAACTTGTACCCGGTCCTCTTACTATTTTCGCTTTTGACGTGGCTCCGAGCCGCCGAGATGGATCGCTCGTAATGGGCCAAGTACTGCCCGATGGCCGGATAGGCGTAGCTGTACTTGAGATATTCAGGTCGGAGGTATCAATCGATGAGCTCTTTGTAGCGAACGCTATTGCCAAGTGGGCCAAGATTTATTATCCAAGAGCTGTCGCTTACGATAAATATACGACCGCTTCAATCGCTAAACGCCTTGAGGTAAACGGTATTCAGATTATGGATATATCCGGGCAAAAAGGTTATCAGGCCTCCGGGGATCTCTACGAAGCTCTCGCTAACAAAAGGCTTGTGCACTCGGGGCAGGATGAACTAGTTACCCATATGGCAAACTGCGCCGCTAAAGAGTCGGATGCCTCTTGGAGAATTATTCGCCGTAAATCGGCCGGGCCGGTAGATATTGCTATTGGCCTTAGTATGGTCGTACACGTACTAACCCAGCCTTTAGGCGAGGCTAAAGTATACGTTTAGACACGCTACATATAACCGCACTTATGCTTGACAATATGGGAAAATGGAGACTATGGGACTACTACAAACACTAGGTTTTAAGTCAGCTGATAAGCCGGCTATTGAAGCTCAGTATGCCCCAGCCGTTATGGATACTACATACGGCTACGGATCGTTTAATACTAATAGCGCGTTTGGATATAACGGCGTAGGTATCGATCGTAATTTTGCTTTACAAGTTAGTAGCGTAGCTCGCTGCCGTAACTTAGTAGCTGGAGTTATCTCTAGTATCGATTTAGGACTTTATAAAAAATCAACAGGCGAAAAATTAGGATCTCCGGTTTGGCTAGAGCAGCCGGATCAGCGCCAACCTCGCAGCGTTACTATTGCTGCAACCGTAGATAGTTTAATGTTTTATGCGGTCGCATATTGGCGCGTAACTTCTCTGTATGCCGATGATGGCAGACCGTCGGGCTTTGAGTGGGTAGCTAATAACCGCGTTACATACACTACTAACCAATACGGTACCGAAGTTAAAGATTATTTTGTAGATGGTCAGCTTGTACCTATGTCAGGTATCGGATCTCTTGTAACTTTCCAATCTCTTTTACCAGGAGTACTACAGTCTGCAAGTACTACTATTAAAGCTGCGTGGGATGTACAAAAGGCAGCGGCAGTAAGCGCGGCTACTCCAATGGCTACTACAATCTTAAAAAATAACGGGGCTGATTTACCGGAGTCACAGATCCAAGGCATACTAGCCGGATGGAACTCAGCGCGTAGAAATCGCAGTACTGCATATTTAACCTCTACTCTCAGCGCGGAAAATATCGGATTTTCTCCTAAGGAGATGGGCTACGTAGATTTTAGCCAGTACCTCGCAACAGAAATTAGCCGAGCGATGAACGTACCGAGTTACCTAATCTCTGCGGATATGAATAACTCTATGACTTATCAAAATATTTTAGATGGTCGTAAAGAGTTTGTAGCATATTCACTACAGCCTTATATCTCAGCTATTGAGGATCGTCTCTCAATGAACGATATTACAAATAGCTCTAATCAAGTGCGTTTTGCCGTAGACGATACGTTTTTACGTGTCGATGCAAAAGACCGTTTAGATATTATCGAGAAAATGCTAAACCTCGATTTAATCGATGTAGATCAAGCTAGACAAATGGAACAACTAACACCGCTGGGGGATACAAGTGCTACTAACGTTTAGTCAGGAAATCCAAGCCGCAGATACAGAGCGCCGTATCGTCTCCGGACTTGTCGCACCATATGGCGAGGTCGGACACACTAGCGCAGGCCCTGTCGTGTTTGAGCGCGGTAGCATTTCTATTCCGGATGCAACTAAAATTAAGCTTTTGTCGCAGCATCAACAGGATAAGCCTGTGGGCCGAGCAATTTCGTTTAGTGACTCTACTAGTGGCGTTTATGGATCCTTTCGTTTATCGAGTAGCACCCGGGGACAGGATGCTCTCGTGTTAGCTCAGGAAAATCTCGTTAGTGGCTTATCCGTAGGGGTGGATGTAACTGCCTCTAAGCCAATGGGAGATTACCTGCTTGTCACCGCGGCGGTCCTCAAAGAGGTTAGCCTTGTTGAGAGTGCGGCCTTTAGTAGCGCCTCGGTAGATGAGATTATGGCGGCACGTGCAGCTATCGAAGCTGCTACAAGCACAAAAGAAAAAACTACGACTATTTCTACGACTATCGTAGAGATCGAAAAAGAAACAGAAACAGAAAGCGAGGAAGCTGTGACTACAGCCCCAGAAAATACACCGGAGGAGACTCCGGTAGATGCACCGGTCGAGGCTGAAAAAGTCGAGGCCGCTCGTAAGATCATCCGACCATCAGTACTCGACTCTCAGCGAGTCCGTACTCCTATCGTCTCTATGGCTACATATACAGAGCACAAAATCAAAGCTGCACTCGGTAGCGATGAGTCACGTCTCTACGTAACCGCTGCGGATGATAGTTTTTCTACCAACCCTGCATTTAATCCCACTCAATACCTCTCAGAATTTGTAACTAACACTCGTTTTGGTACTCCTACTATCGATGCCTGCTCACAGGGAACACTTCCACAGAGCGGTATGACAATTTCAGTCCCATCACTTGTAACTTCAGCTGGTGGAGGCTCAGGCGTAGCTCCTACTGTTACTGTAGAGGCTGAAGCAGGTGCCGTATCTAATACAGGTATGGTTACAGAATACCTAACAGGTACAGTAAACAAGTATTCAGGTATGAATACAATCTCCGTCGAACTCCTCGAGCGATCAGATCCAAATTTCTATGCAGAGCTAACTAATCAGCTACAAAATGCGTATTTGACAGCTATTGATACAGCTGCTCTTACTGCGCTACTAGCAGCTGGTACAAGCTCAACAGCTACTACAGCGGACAGCGACGGAATTATCTCTTACACTTCCGAAGCTGCAGCTCTTGTATACAAGAACACTGGCTATTTTGCTCAGAACTATATTGGTAACGCCGCACAATGGCAGCTACTAATGGGTGCAACAGATACTACAAAGCGCCCTATCTATAACGCTATCCAGCCAATGAACGCAGCCGGACAGGTAGGCCCACAGTCTATTCGCGGTAACGTACTCGGACTTGATCTCTACGTAGATAAGAACTTCTCAGCTACTACAGTCGATGATAACTCAGCTGTAATTTTGGCTCCTGAAGCTTTCACCGTTTATCGTGGACCTCAGGCCTATATGTCAGTAAACGTAGTATCGAACCTACAGGTACAGGTCGCTATCTACGGATTTATGGCTACTATCGCGAAAATGCCTTACGGTATTATCAAGTACGCGAAGGCATAAAGAAAAACCTAATAGTCGGTAGGGCTCTTAGCCCTTTGAGCCCTACCGGCCCTTTTCTAAGATTGGAGTAAAGAGATGCCAGCTACATACGTCACCGAGGCCGAGCTACGCGCAAACCTAGGTATCGAAAACCTTTACTCCTCCGATATAGTCGAGACGTGCTGCCAAACAGCGCAGGATCTCCTAAATCAGTTTTTATGGTTTGACTCAGCTCCGGTAGTAG